TACACCCCATAAAGTCCTGTATCGGGCTCCTAAGCCCTCTGTAAAGGCTGATATGCCTGCTCTGTGGGTATGTCCACAAACGACCGATTTGCCAAATTTCTTGGCTAAGCCTAAAGCTGTAAGTCCAGCGTTGGAATTCATTGATCCTTCATCGCCATGGACTAAGACCCATCCGTTATGGAATTCAAAGGGTTTCTTATGAAAGCGTATCCCCAAGTCTGAGAAACCCATAAAACGGGAATAATCAAGTTCTGGTAATCCAATGAGGCTAGGAGCGCCTCTAACGAGAGTGTGGTATAGGCGATCCGTATGGTTGGATCTTGTGATATCTGTGGTGCGCAAATCCCAGAGGATGTTTTGAGCCAAAGTTCGATCGGCATCTAACTGCCCTTCAAATTCTAAGTGTGTCCCTTTTGCCCATTTTGACTGGGACTGCATATCAAGCTCATCGCCCGTGTTTAGTACAAGATCAAACTTCTCTTTATTTACTAACTTGATTAGATTTTTAACTGCCTTCTCATGGTGAAATGGAATCTGTAGATCCGAAATCACTAGATAGCGTTTTTTAGTCATCTTCCTCATCTTCGTAATCGCCGAACCTTTCTGGATCGACTGGAGATGGCAAGATCCAAGCTGGATAGGCTACGGGTTCAATAATGATTGCTAATGCTAAATCAACATCAAAACCAGCGCGGCGCAATGCTCGGTACATCTCTTGTAGGGAAATTGCCCAAGCATCAAGAGCTGTGTAAGTGTCTAGGTCTATAACCTTTTTTCTTGCCATAGGATAATTCTCACTTCTCTAGGATGCGTAAGATGGTTTCAACACGCGCTTGAAGTAAATTAATTTCATCACGCATTGAGGAGCCTGAATTAGGTTTAAGTTCGTTTAGGTAATGCTTTACTAACCAGCGCACCGAGCCAATAAACGAACCAATAACGGTCGTGGCAGCAACAACAAGAGCCGCCGTGTCCTGCGCACTCATTATGAGCCGATGCCATAGTCTTTCGAATTCTTACTAGCCCACTTAGTTGCAGGAGCAGCAACAGCACCAATGATGATTGCATATTGCGGAGCCATGTCAGTAAGTAGTGCCACTCCCATAGTTACAGCTGAAGCCACAACTGCTAAACCGTAGTCCCTTAGTGCTTTCTTTTGCTTAGCGTTTAGTTTTATCATTTGTGCCTCCTAGAAGTGGGATTTGAAAAAACGAGCTATCTTTGTCGCCAGCCTCTGTGAAGCTGATATGAATGTGCTTGATGTGAGGGTTTGTACCGCGATATTTGATCCAGCGCCAGAGTGTTCTTTTGCTTGCAATTTTCTTATTAAAAATGACATATGCAATGCGCTTACTTGACTTGGCGTGAGTTCGTATCTGATCGGCAAGGTAATGAGCTGTGGCATCTTTCCCATCGAGAGAAGCATCGAGATCGAAAGCACGGACGAACCCTGTATTAGGGCAAGGGTTGTGATCGCTCTTTTTGGTGGAGTGCCGAGCATCTCCCCAAGTTCCGTCACTACGACGGTCTCTGTCAGGATAAGCATCATCTGCCTGTTCTCGAAATTGAATTACAGATTTACTTAGTCGTGGTTTCATCCAAGTATTAAAGCTGCTTCTTCGGCAGTTAAGCCTAGACGGTCAAGAATTGCTTGACGAGCATTTGTTTTTGCAACATCTTCTTTTGCTTTCCAAGCATCATACTTAGCAAAACCTGCCTCAAACTCTTTTTTTGTAATTGGGGTTGCTTCGATAAAATTAATATCTTCATAATTATCCCCATAAATTACCCAACCGCCATCAGGGATTAACATTGTTAAAACATCTGAACCTGTAGTCATTATGCACCTATTTCCATAAGAGTGATACTTGAGCTATTAACAACGCTGCCCACTCTAGTATCGTTGATTACAATTCTTGAGCCGCCACCTGCCGATGCAAATTGCACTTTGTAAATGGTGGCAGATGTTGTAGCAGGGGAGTCTAAATAATTTATCGATGTAGCCACGCCATTTGCGCCAGTAGTTGCCGTATAACCTATGTTTGAAAGTGTTACGATTTCAGTTGCAGCCCTAAAAACTTTAAATTCAGCATTTGTGTTGCTTGTGTCTTTATAGACTGGAATTGTCACAAAAACTAAAACTTTACTTGTGGCGCTGGTTGGAGTAATTGTTGCAGTAATGCCCGTATCAGCAAAAGTTGATGTTGTCGATGTTGTACCTGTTGTGTAAATTGCGTTAATAACCTGCAATACTTTTCCACCGCTGCCCCAAACAAAATCCAGGTCGGTGCCTGAGTTTTTCTTTAAGAATTGACCAGTTGTGCCGCCTTTAAGATCAACAAAGGAAGTATCGACTCCACCAAGAGCTGTACGGATAGCAGCTGCGCCGTCTTTAACGAGGTCGGTATCGTCGGGTGTTTCCCACCCGAAGTTAGTTGTTGTTGCCATGTTTCTCCTTTATCAGGCTACTATTGTAGCGTTATTCCAGTCCAAAGTAGCACTTATTGTGTTCCATGATTCTGTGATTGGTACATTGTTCCATCTAAACGCCTGCAAGCTGAAAGCTACTGGCGAAACGATTACAGTAAGATCCAGAGCATTAAAGCGGCTGCTCCAAGTCCAACCCTCAACAAACCCTTGATAGCGACCATCTGCAATATTGACTGGCAAATCCTCAATATCCAGGGGTAAGCCCATAAATATATTTAGAGCTTGATCGCGTGAAACATCTGGGATATTAGGGTTAGTCATTGGGAAGGTTATAGCCTTAAATTGATACTGAGGATAGGCTCTAATGTCTAAGTAGAATTGTGCCTGAGATTCTGCATCTGAGCCATTTTCCAGGCTAGTTGATATGTTTTGAGCTTGTACCCCATAAGTGGCAATAGATGTTGCATCTTCGGCTGTTTCTTGCTGATTATTTTTATAGGTAATTGTGATTTTGTTTCTAATATCACCCAAGCGCTTTGATGTAGAAATACCAGCTGCATAAGCCCAACCACCATCAACATAGGCGTAACCATTAGCTGAAAGGTATTGAACGCGATGTGTTGAATCTGCATACCCGATCCGACCAGATGCATCCTCATAAATATAGCCTAAGCCTGATCTAGCCAAGTTAGACACAAGGCTATAAATATCTGTAGTGCTGGCAGATCGAGCAGTAAGCTCATAATCTCCTGGGCGATCAATCTCACCTAATCCAGAATTCTCAGCATTTGCCCAAGTTGTAGTGGGTTCATAATTTGCCCACTCTAAAGCCGCTGGGACTTCATTCCATTGGTTGAAAAGAATAGTAGATAAAATTTCAAAGATTTGGTCGCCATCAAAGTCTTTAGACAATACGCCCTCAGTAAGGGTTTTTGGAAGTTTAGATAAAGCTCCAAGGGCTGTGATAGTTATGTCTTGGGTGATGGCTGGTTCGCCAGTTCTAACTTTGACATCAATGTCCGAAATGTCTCCACCGAAAATTGGGACATAAGTACCAGATGAATTTTTGACCTTTACAACTACTGAATCATTGACATCAAAAACGATCGCTGATTGGTCAAGATTCTTAACCGTAAAACGACTATATCCAGCGATAGGCTGTGAATAGATGTCTGAGCGCCCTGAGGTAATTGTTAAGTCGGCAATGATTAAATCAGTAATATCTCCTGCGCCATTGACCTCTACTGCCCATTCTGGAGTCCAAGCTGTCATACAAAGGCACCAGCACCGAGAGTTCCACGATAAGAGGATTGGTTAAGCACATCAACAATTTGGCGAGCTGTGGATTCTGAATCAATCGCTCCATTAACTGTAATGTTATTGTTGTAATTCACAGCTTGACCTGAATAACCGCCGCCAGGCGTAGCTACAAATGGAGCAGCCTGAAACCCTGGCATTTCAAAACTAGATCTAGATGCATTGCCGCCGCCGCCAAATGTTAGGAATTCTCTAACTTTATTGCCCCAGTCAAAAAGAGTTTGAAAAGCTTTAATAAGTAATCCCACAGCTGTAACCACAGCGCCTATGGCAACGCCTACTACCTCTAAAGCTACCTTGAAAGCGCCGCCTAAGAATGGCGCAAGATAATCTTTAGTAAAAGACCAGAGAGCAGAAAACGCCTCTTTGTTATCTCTTACTGCAACTTTTACTCTGTCAAAGATAGATCTTAATCCATCAAGAATAGGGATCAGAATAGTCCGAGCAACTTGGATAATATCATCAAAAGCATTCTTTAATCCGTCTCCACCTTGGAAACCTTGCACAAATGCTTCAAGTGCTGGCATTACATATTTAACAATGTTTTCAACCATTGGAGTAATTGCCTGGAGTATGAATGTGCCAATAGTTTCCTTGGCTTCATCAAATGCAATCTTAAGGCGATCCATTTGTCCCTGGAAAGTGTTAGCCTTGGCAGCTGCCTGGTTTTCAAAGGTATCACCCAATTTAGCAAATACCTGCTCGGCTGTCATGCCAGCAAGCTCAGCCTTAGATAATCCTACCCCTAGCTTGCCTAAAGCCGTTGTAGAGCCTTCCTGTGCCTTCGCAAGGGCATTTGTAACACTCTCTAATGATTTACCACTACCAGCTGCAACATCAAGTGCAAGGGATTGTAGTTTCTGGGCTTTAGTAATATCTCCAGTAGCTCTAGCAAGTCTTTCTAGGCTAGGGCGTAGTTCATCATCTGTAACACCATTGGCTAATGAGGTTTTAGTTATGTAATCCTCTGTAGCTTTAATTTGTGCATCTGTGGCGCCAGTCACATTCTTTAGAGTGAGGGCAAGTCTTTCCTGAGCAGCTGCATCCGCAATAGCAGATTTAACTCCATCGATCGCTAATTTGCCAGCATAGGCAACAGCGGCAGCGCCAGCAACAGCAAATGCGATGCCAGCCTTTTTGCCGAAGTCAGCAATCTTGCTACCAAAGGTTTGAACCTCATCGGTACCTTTTGCTAAATTCTTTTTTAGATCATCGACATCTGCAAGGATCGAGAGTTTGAGCGTTCTACTTCCAGCCATTATTTATCCCACTCTTTCACGATCTTGCTAAATGATTCTTCCCATTGCTTAATTAACTCAGGCTGGATTCTGCGCAATGTTGGGTAAATAAAATATCCTTCATTACCTCTGCGATTAAGTCTAGGTGATCTGGATGGGAATTGCTTGTAGCCTTCATATGTGCCAGATGTGCGCTTTCTTTCTTTAATGTCAGCACCAAATTCAGCTCCAGCTAAAAGACCGTTACCGCCTTGCTTGCCTGGATTAAATTGAGTGGTTGCACCGCCTGAGAATTTCTGACCAGCAAATCCAAATGAAAGCTCACCGATCTTAGATGATTTGGATACTTTGAAACCTTCTGCAATTCTTTTGGCAACATTAGGATTAGGAGCAGATCCAGCTGCGGCTTTAATCCGTTCGCCAGCATATTGAGCTAGGGCGCTTGAAGCATCTTTAGCCTGTTGTTGTGCTTCCTCTGATAAACCTTTGAAGGCTCTAATAATCCCACGCAATTCAGCTTTGTCATAGAATATAAAATCACGCTGTGGAGTGACATCATCTGCCATTGCGCTTCTCCAATACTTCTATAGCTGTAAGAATATCTTCTGCGTTTGACCACTCAGACATCGGGATCTGTGTAGCGATCGCAAGTTCGACTATAAGCCGACTTACTGATCCACGCTCATGGCTTTTGGGTTATCAGATCCTAGATCAACATCTACGACCGATTCCATCCATGCATCGAAAGGCTTTGTAGGTTGAGCCCCTGCCTCTCGTTTAACCGCTGAATGGGCAACGAACAGAATGTCCCAGATAGCTCCAAACTCGGAGATACTTTTCTTTTCTGCCCGTTCCCACTTAGCAAAATCTGGCGGATAAGCTACGACTGTAACCTGCTCGCCTGATTGATATTTAATTGTCATTGTCTGTTGCATTTGTTTGCTCCCGTTTTAGTTATTAGCTGAATGTACCTGTTGGAGTAGATTCTACCTGGAAGACCAAGGATACTGTCTGAGCATCTGGTGCTGTGCCATTTGGTGATGGGAATGTTGGAAATACATTGCCTGTGAATACTGCGCCTGTTGCAGCTGTAAAGCTGAAAGCAATTGCTGTGTTAGGTGCTGAGTTTGAAGCTGTCCATAGTGACTCGCACAATGATCCAGTTGCTCCCCAGTCGGCTAGCATTTCTACTGTTAGAGTTGAGTTCGCATCTGTAACTTTGTAAGCACGACCGTCTAATGTCTGGTAAATCTCGCGTGTTTGTTCGACTGTTAGGGCGACACTTGTAGCCTGAGCATCATATGAAACTGAGTTGATGGTCAGAGCCAAATCACGCCCTGTTATTACTGTTGTAGGCATTTTTTCTCCTTATAGTGTTTGAGTGTAGTAGGTGCTTAAAGTGATATCTGAAACGAGCAGAATCGCTGCTCCTACCTCTGAAACGGATGGGCGTGAAACCGACCCTATTTCATATCCTGCAGGGATAGCTGCAAGAATACTGATTATTAGCTGCTCTAAATTATCGAGCGATGCTGGATTACTGTTATAGGCAACAGCTGCGGATATAACAAAATTTAGTT